AGGAACAGATAGTGCTACTATGAATACATTTGGTAGTGATGGTTTTACAGTAGGAAGTGATGGAAAAGTTAATGCAAGTAGTGATACTTATGTAGCTTGGAATTGGAGAGCAAATGGTGGAACGACAAGTTCTGGTTCTGGAGATTTAACATCTACACATCAAGTAGATCCTAGTGGTTGTTTTTCTATTGTTAATTATACTGCTAATGGTACTAATGACCAAACATTTTCTCATGGTCTTTCAGCAAAACCAGATTTTATTATTGTAAAATCATACAGTCAAACAGCAAATTGGGCAGTTTATACTTCAAGTCAAGGTGCTACAAAATATTTAAAATTAAATGCTACTACTGCATTAACAGATTCAGAATATTATTGGAATGATACAGAACCAACTTCTTCAGTAGTAACTGTAGGAGATAATACTGATGTTAATTATGCTTCAGGACAAACTTATATAGCTTATTGTTTTGCAAATTGTGAAGGATATATTAAATCAGGTACATACGAAGGAAATGCAGATAATGATGGTGCTTTTGTGTATACTGGATTTACACCTGCATGGATGTTACTAAAGGAAGTAGCAGTAGATAATTGGGGTATTTATGATAATAAAAGAGATGGCCGAAATAATGATTCTGGTTCTGGTAATGCAGTTTTATATGCAGATGATAATTATGCTGAAGAAAATCAAGCATCAAGAGCAATAGATTTACTTTCTAATGGATTCAAACTACGTACTTCAAATGCAACTTTTAATGCTTCAAATACTTATGTATATTTAGCAATGGCACATAATCCATTTAAATACGCAACAGCAAAATAGGAGAAAAACAATGTGGGCTAAACTAAACACAAACAAAGATGCAATAGAGGAGATCATATCATCTCCCAAATCTATGACGATTGATGGCATAAAACACCCTCGCCAGATGTTCAAATGGACTACAAGTGAGCTGAAAGCTGTAGGTATAGTACCAGTAACGACAAGTGGCACATCTCTTGATAGTAAATATTATATAGAAAAGAATGAAGCATTTGCTATAGCAGGTGATAAGAATAGTGTTGTAAGAACTATTGGAGAAAAAGCAGCCGATAGAAAATTAGCAGATGAAGATGCAGTAGATGAAGATGGTAATAAAGTAAAAGACAAAGATGGTAATCAAGTAATAAATTATGGTTTAAAAACTAATGCTAAAAGAAAAGCAACTACACAAGCTAATAGATTACTTAAAGATTTTGACTGGTTAATACAGCGCAAAGTTACTGCTGATACAGCCATACCTTCAGATGTAATTTCTTATATGGCAAATATTAGAACTGACCATAAAAATATCTGTGATGCTATTGATGGTGCTAGTGATATGGATGCGTTTATTGCATTGCATAACGATACTTATAAAACTGTAGATGATGAACAAGTAGTAGATGTTGTTGCTAGAGTTAATCGTTGGACAGACGATAAAGATATAAAAGATTATAGACGTTAAAATTTATTTTAAAACAAGAAAAGGTGTGTTATTATGGTTAAAGAAAATGCAATGGAGATTGCTCTTAAAGCTCTTAAAAAAATAGAGAGACATGAGAGAGAATGTAGTCTTCGTTGGACAGAAGCAACTATAGAATTAAAAGGTATTAGAAAAGAAGCTTCTCGTAATACGCAAAGATGGGAAAGACTAGCATGGCTAGTTTGTGGAACACTAATAACAGCAATATTTGCTGTATTGATTAAAGGAAACTTATAATGTCATCAACATATACAACAAGATTAAGACTTGAAAAACAAGGGGATGGAGAAAATCCTAATACATGGGGTCAAAAACTTAATCAAAGTGTTATTGATCTGGTAGATGATTCTATTGCTGGGTATGTAACTGTTTCTTCTAATTCTGCTGATATCACTTTAACAACTGGTAATGGTTCTGCTGATGAATCTAGAAATAGTATGATCCAAGTGAATGGAGTTTTATCTCAAAATATTGATGTTATCATACCCGGACAAGAAAAATCTTATATAGGATTTAATAATACTTCAGGATCATATACAGTTACATTTAAAACTGCTGCAGGAACTGGAATTTCTTTACCTCAAGGAGGAACAGGAGTTCTAGTATCTGATGGAGTTAGTGTATTTGGAGTAGATGGAACAGGGCTTGGAGCAAAGAATTTATTTACTGTTAGTGCTACTAATGTAGGAGTAGCATTTATAACTGCTGGTACTACTGCTGCTACACGAGATACAATCGGAATGGATTCCACTTATGTAAGTGCTGGAGCAATACAAACAAGTGCTGTGGATGATACACATATAATTACAGTAGGAGAAAAAGCAATGGCTAATGCAATCGGACAAAGAGTTGTTTCAACAACAGGTCCTACAAGTGCCACTGATAAAGGATCATTATCTAATTTATACACTGGTGATTTATGGTATAGAACAACAGCATTTTCATAGGATAACGTAATGGCTGCAAATAATTATTACTGGAATGGAAGTGCATGGGTAAAAGTTTCAAAAGCTTATTACTGGGATGGTAGTGCATGGAAAGTTGTTAATAATACGTACTACTGGAATGGTAGTGCATGGTTAGAAGCATTTACACAGGGATTTGTATTTTCTAAAACTTTTTCAGGAACTACTACAAATTTTAATACTGCTAATGAAGCAACAGCACAAGGATGGAATGGAACAGATATTGTGATAGGTACTTTAACTTTATCAAGTTCAGCTATTATTAGAAGTAATAGTATAAGTACTTATGCGTTTGAAACTACTGGATTAGTAGCTGGTTCTACTATAAATCTTACATTAGATAGTGGAACTTACATTGTAGGGCAAGGTGGAAAAGGTGCTATAGGTGCATTCTCTAGTACTATTCCATATCCAGATGCTGGATATAATAATGGACAACCGGGTGGACCTGCTATGAATGTTATTAGTGGTATTACTTTAAACCTTACCAACAATAGCACCATCGGAGGAGGTGGTGGTGGAGGTGGAGGTGGAAATGGAGGAGAAGCTTTTCCTTCATACGGAAGTTTCCAAGGAGGTTCTGGAGGTGGTGGAGCTGGATATGGAGAAGGTGGTCCTGTGAATCCCGGACAAGCTAGTGCATACGTATCTGGACCTGCAGGTAATGCTGGAACTTTAACTGCTGGTGGAGCTGGAGTTGGTACTATTAATACTCATAGTTCTTTTGGAGGAACAGGTGGTAATGGTGGATCTTTAGGTAGTGCTGGTGTTAATGCTGTAAATGGTGGTAGTGCACCATATGGGATGTATAGTACTGCTGGATCTGGTGGAGCAGCTGGTGTAGCTATTAATGGATGGTCAAATGTAACTGTAACTACGGAAGGTACAATTTTAGGATCAAAGGATAACTAATGGCAGTTGATTCAATTACATCAAGGTTAAATTTTAAACCCGGATTTCATAGAGAATCTACACGTTATGCTGAAGAAGGTTCATGGTATGATGGAAATCGTGTACGCTTCAGAGAAGGTAAACCTGAAAATATGCGTGGTTATGCTCAAAGAGTTACTACTGCATTTGATGGTACAGCTCGTGATCTTATCACATGGGCTGATAATGATACTAAAAGACATATTATGTTTGGAACAGAAAAGAAACTTTATTCTTATGATGGTGATAATAATATTGATATAACTCCTCTAGTTAGTTCAGTAGCTTTAACAAGTGCATTTGCAACTACAGATGGATCAACAAGAATTTATGTTTCAGCTGCAGCTCATAATTTAAGTCAAGGAGATTTTATTACTTTTACCTCTTCTAAAAATACTATAGGAGGAACTGTTGATCTTACTAATCAAGTATGTTCTGTTTCTATTATTAATATTAATTCTTTTGCCATACAAGTTTCTACTGCTGCAGATGCAACGGAAACTTCTGTAGGAACAGCTGATATGGGTTATCTTATACCCACAGGTAATACCAATGCTATACAAGGATTAGGGTATGGTGCTGCTATATATCAAGCAACTATTTCAACAACAGGATATCGTGCATGGAATGAACCTGCATCGGCTTCAGGTATTACTTTTGGAATAACGCAATGGTCTTTAGATACATGGGGTGAAGATGTTCTTATGAATAGAAAAGGTGGAAAGATTTATTATTATGATACAGATGTTTCTACTGCACCTACTCGTGGTACAGTTGTTACAGCATCTCCAACAGTTACTGATAGCATTCTTGTATCTCCTAATGATCGTCATGTGATTGCTTTTGGTTCTACTGAATTTGGAACAGGAACTTATAATCCTTTACTAGTTAGATGGAGTGATCAGGAAGATTATAATAACTGGACTCCAGCTGTCTCTACTACATCAGGAGAAACTATATTAACAGATGGTTCCAGAATTGTAGCTGGTGTTCGTTCTAAAAATATTATTGGTGTTTTTACTGATAATGCTTTATATGGTATGCAATTTGTTGGTCCTCCTTTTATATTTAATTTTAGACAATTAGGTACAGCATGTGGATTAGTTTCTCAACATGGAGCTGTAGACATAGATGGAAGATTAGTGTGGATGGGTGATAATAATTTCTTCCTCTTTGATGGACAAGTAAGAAATCTTCCCTGTACAGTTCGTAGATATATTTATGATTCATTTAATACATCTCAAAAAGATAAAGTTTATGCAGGAATTAATTCAGAATTTAAAGAAGTTATATGGTTATATCCTTCTGCATCTTCAGATGAATGTGATAGTTATGTAATATGGAATTATGCAAATAATACATGGGTATATGGAACTATACTTTATACTACATTCCAAGATAGAACAGTTTATGATAATACGATAGCAACAAGTAATACTTCATATTTATATAATAATGAACCAGAGGATGTCTATAGTGGAGATGGCGATAGTTTAACAGCTTATGTAGAATCTGCAGATTTTGATATTGATGATGGACATAAGATGATGTTTATAGATAAAATTATTCCTGACTTTACAATTAATGATGGTAATATTACTATGAGTATTAAGACTAAACAATATCCTACAGGACCTTTAACAGAAAAAGGACCTTTTAATATTACTGCTGAAACACAACGAATTAATATGAGAGCCAGAGGTAGACAAGCAAGGGTAAGAGTATCTTCTTATACTAATAATACTTACTGGAGATATGGTGCTGTTCGTCTGGATCTTAAACCTGATGGACAAGCATAATGGCAAGATATCCAGAAATACCTATAGCATATGATATTAAGAATGAAGAGGTACAAAAAGCATATGATGAGTTATCAAGATGGGCAGCAACTTTAGTATTGGAGTTAGATACAAGAGATGCACAGGTAGATAATACACCATCTACAAATATTTACAGTGTTGTAACTGTAAGTACTATTGGATTACCTAGAGCTGGCGATATAGCATATAGTGCTAGTACAGGTAAATTTAAAGGATATGTAAGTACAGCAGGAACACAGGCATGGGAGAATCTTAATTGAGAACCTTTGCAAAACCAAGCATTACACTATATAATGTTTATAATTAGGGAGTAATAATGTGACAAAAAGACCTATGGGAAATCCAACAACAGCAATGCGTGATGCACCTATGTCAGGATTAGCTAATCTTATGGCAATGAAGGGTAGAGACAATGATAGTATGCTTGTCCATCTTAGTCCTTCAGAGGTAAGTAATTTAAATAAACTCTCTGGTAATACCATGACTATTAATCCTCATACAGGATTACCAGAAGGTAGGTCACGTCTTCTTGAAGCAGTTCTTCCAGCTTTATTAAGTATTGGTGTAGGTATAGCTACAGGTGGTGCAAGTATTCCAGCTCAAATGGCAGCACAAGCAGCAGCAGGTTATGGTGGAGCACGATTAATGGGTAAAGAACATGATGAAGCTTTAACAAGTGCTGCAATTAGTGGAGTAACTGCAGGATTATTTGGTGGTACTGGTTCAGATGCATTAGCTGGTGGAAGAGAACTTGGTAGAGAAGCAACAAAAGGAACACTTAAATCTACAGTACCTGCAGGTTTACAACATGTAGTAAAAGATACAACAGGTGCTATGGCAAAGGATCTAATAGCTAGAGGAGGAACTGACGCAGCTAGTCAAGCATTAGCAAAAGTAGCAGAAGAAGATTTAAAAAAACGTGCTATAGCTCAAGCAGCTGGAGGCTTTAATCCTTGGTTGGCATCATCAGGAGATGTCTTTGGAGAAATAGCTGCTAGAAGAGTAGGTGAAGGAGCAGCACAAGAAAGTTATAAAAGTATATTAGGCAGTCCAGAAATTTATAAACCTTTAATTACCCATACAGCAGCACGAACTGGATTAAATGCATTAACAGATCAAATGAGAGCTGATGC